TAACCCAACATCTAATACAGGCAATACAGGTCAAACGCCTACTACGAATACTGGTGGAACTACTACTAATCCTATGGACATGACTCCTGAAGATATTTCTGCTAAACCTACTAGAAATAACGCTATAACGACACAATCCGCTAACGATTGGATAGGCTCATTTTTAACTAATTGGTTTACTAGAAATAACCCAACATCTAATACAGGCAATACAGGTCAAACGCCTACTACGAATACTGGTGGAACTACTACTAATCCTATGGACATGACTCCTGAAGATATTTCTGCTTTATTAAGAAAATTTCTAGGGAGCAACCCGGGGGCTCATGACGTTGCGACTGCGTGGTTTGCTAATGCTGTAAAACAGTTACCTAATGTAGCCACTGGTTATGTGAATAGTTTAAATACAGCATTAGGGAACATTAATAATCAAAATACAGGATTAACCCAATTGATTAACACTATTTATCCTAATTTTTCTAATTTACTTCAGCAACTTCAAGGCAGCTATCAAACTACTAATGAAAACATGAATACGACACTACCTAAAATTTCAGAAAACTTTGGTAATTTACAGAGTAGGTTTTCAGATATTATGGGAAGACTTATGCAAGCTAATAATCGAGTTAACACAGGCGAGCTATCTCCAGAAACTCGTGCATGGATTGATGAGATTTATAAGCAAAATGCAGATTTAATAAATCAGCAAGCACAGCAGTACATAGATGCGCAAAGTAGAAATTTAGTGGATAAGATGGCTGGAAGAGGTATTTTGACTTCTGGTGTTACGGGTCGTGCTATGGGAGAAATGATGGCAGAAGCCGATAAAACTCGTCAACAGGCTTTAACAGAAGCATTAAAACAGCGTGCTACAACCATGCTTCAAATGCCATTTCAACAGCAAGAAGCAGCAGCACAATTACTGCAAGGCATTACTACAGGCACACAATTAACAGGGACTGAAGCCCAAACCATTGTGGACTCTTTAATGAAGCAATGGGGCATGTCAAGAGAGAACGCAGAAGCTGCTCTGAATAATTTAATCGTTAATTATGGGGCAAGTATGAAGGGATATGAACAATTATTAGAAAGCGCGGCAATGGCTCCTACTTTAATCGGTAAGGGTTACGAAACTATTGGGGCATTAGGAAATAGCTTATTTGAGGCTTTAATTTCAAAGTATTTAAAAGAAAAAGAGATTGCAGCTTCAATTCAAAACACAAAAACTGCAGCAGATGCTAGAAATGAGTCAGATAATACTGCTTTAATTGGCACGGTTTTAGGCGGTATGCTTGGGGGTGGCGGTTCTTGTGTTTCTGAAGATACTGTAATTATGATGGCGGATGGTACAACTAAATTAGCAAAAGACATCAAAGAAGGAGACCTCCTAAGAACTTTTAATATTAATACAGATTCTCTAACACTAGATGAAGTTGAATTTGTGGAGACTTCGCAATTTGAATATTATTATAAAATTACTTTAAAAAATGGTACTATTTTAAAAACCACTACATTCCATCCTTATTTAACATTCGATGGTAAAAGAAAGCGTTGGGCTGCTACCGCCTATTGGACTGCAGTAAAACTTATCCTTAAAAAGATTGTTTCCGATAAATGGAAGTTCTTTTCAAAGATTCCTTGGTTATGGAAAGCCCTTAAAAATTATAAGAATATGAAAACAGGACAACTGGTTGTACTTATGCCTCCTTATGGAACTTGTAAGATTGCTTCCATTGAAAAGATAATTGAACCTGTTACGATGTTTAATTTTGGCATGAAAGATAGAAAACATTCCTCTTTTATTGCAAATATGATTATTGTTGAGGGTCTTAATGAATGGACTAAAGATTTTATTGATTGGGTAGTAGACTCAGGTAACTACCCTAAGAAGTAAGGGGGTGTGGTAATGGCTTTGGAGTTAAATGAAGGAGCAGTTAATTTATTAAATGCTTACAAAGAGGATTTGAAGAAAGGAAACGTTCTTAGCGCTACTGAAGTGGCATTCAATCCCTACGGTAAAGAGCAAAGTTCCCAAGATCTTGTTACTGGTTTATTAGAAGAGCCTACCACAGAAACCCCAAGTATAACACCCCCTGAACCAATTAAAGTTGAACCTGTTAATTTAATGGAGGATAAAGGCGAAAAAGTTAAATCTGAAACCCCTCCTTTAAAGCCAGAAAAGGCTGAAGCGGTAACGGCGACTCCTGTAACTAAAGTAGAACCCACAGAACCGATTACAGCTTACGGCCCCTCAACTAAAATGGAAGATTACAAAAATTTAGAAGATTATTTAAAAAATGCTCCGTCTGAAACAGCTTTAGTTATGGGTCAATTGTTCGAAGATATAAAGAAAATTGACCCTGATATGGCTAAAAAAATGGAGAAAATCATTAAAGAGTATGGAAGTTTTACTAGCTATTCTGACATAAAGAAAGCTAGAACGGAATATGCTAAAACTTTAGAAGAGTATCCAAAAGAAATGAAAACTTTATCTAAACAAGCAGATGAACTAAGAGCTAAAAAGCCAGAATATAATTGGTGGCTTTTAGCTGCCGCTGCATTAATAGGTGGACGGGGTGGTACAGCATTCGTTACTGCTTATCAAAAAGCAGTAGTTGAAAACTTTAACTCTACTAGAGAGCGAGAGGCTGAAGTTTTATCTGATAAAATGAAAGCTTTAGAATACAAAGTAAAGATAAAACAGGATTTATTAAAACTAACGACAGACCAAATGAAAGACGATATATCGATGATTACTACTTTAGGAAATCAATATCTTAGAGCTAAAAATGCCTTATTATTGTCTAAAACAAATGCTATAAGTGAAGTATTTGTACAAGAAAATAAAAGAGGTGTAGAAGGGCTGCATTTATATACGGATAAAGAGTTAAAGAACATATTTGCAACTAAATACGGAGTTACAGAGGGGCAAATGCCTATAGTTTTGGAGGCATATTATGAATTTAGAGAAAAGCATAACCAAGTAGAACATATTGCATCCGAAATTGGTGGTAGGCGCGCTTTAGCGAGAAATAAAGAAATGGCTTTATTTAATCAAAAAGTTCAATTGGACACTAGAGCTAAAGAAATTAAAATGGTAGAAGAGGCGAATAAACGAATTCAAAATGGAAATATTACTGGAGGATTAGACACTTCGGAAATTGTTACGGTATTAAATAATAAAGAGCTTGCACCAGATTCTGGTATGGAGTCATTGTTAAAAGTAAATCAAGCATTTACCAATTTTAAATCTAAATACGGTGCAGAAGGTATGTCTGTTTTAGGTAAACTTGTGGATAAGGTGGGGGATAGGTTAACAAGTATAACTGATTTTACACCTATTATAACGCAGATTATGGGGAAAACTGCTGAAGATATTAGTGTAACAGCCGGAGGTAGAGAGGGTTCAGGAATCTCTCGTTCCCTTAATAATACTAAAGCAGCACAGATATCTGCAGGTATTCAAAGCATTTTAACTGCTGTTTCTCAAGACGCCAGTTTAAAAATTCCAGATGTAGCTTCTGTTTTAAAGGCTAATTTACAAACGCATTCTGATAGTATTTATACTACTCTGTCATCAAATGGGCTTTTACCAAAAGCTGTCGGTTTAGAAGAAAAAGCAGTGTACGGTAATTTACTAGTAAATTACATAAGTAAATCTCAAGTAAGCAACTTAAATGATTTATTAGTTATATCTACATTTTTAGGAAAACCGGAGACTTGGAAAAAAATAAATATAGAAGCAGCTAAAGGAACCACAGCTATTGAACGAGCAAAGTTAAGTTTTCAAGCTGCCGATAAAGCTGTAGCTCAGTTGCAGGAAAACCCCGATCTTCAGAAACAACTATTAGACGAGGCTTCCGTAATTCTTAAAGGTTCAGGAAATAAAGGAGTATTAACTAAGGTAGATGCGGGTACAGAGTTAATAAATCATTTTGCAAAGTTAAGAGCTTGGGCATCTGTGGGTAGAAGTGTGGCTGTCAGCACTTATGCTCCAAAGAGTGTTTATGGCTTACAACCAGAGTTAGGACCAGAAGCTGTACAATTTATGCAATATGCTTACATATACGGTTTAGACCGAGCTTTAGCAGGAACTCCTTACGCTTTACCTCTTTCTAGCTATATGACAAATCCAAGCTATTAGTATACAGGGAGGAATTTTGATGAATGAATTTTTGGGTATTAATATGGAAGATTTAAGAAAAGAATTAGGTGTAACGGGAGAGGCTGATACTTCTCCCGTTATACCTAATTTAACTATGTCTAATGAGGCATCTCCTGCATTTACAGATGAAGTTTCTGTAGCAGGATTTAATGTGGTTACGCCTAGCGTTAAAGAAGAAGAGGAAGAATTAAAGCCTTCTTTATTGGGCTTTAATATGAATGCACTTAAACAAGAATTGGGGATCTCTACTCCAAAAGGCCCATCTTTAACCTTTGCACCGGAACCAACAGCGGATGCAGCCATTGAATTTGAAAATTATATTAAAGATAAAAATAGAGAAAAGTTTGATATTATTGCAACAGAGCAGTTTACAAAAAATAAAAAGGTTTTAGAGAGTTATAGACAAATAGGCGGATTGGCTTTTGATATTAGTGAAGAATTTGCTGTTAATAATACTGATGCTAATTTATTAAGTAGTCTACCCGACCAGTTAAAACCTATGTGGGAACTGTCTAAAGCTATAACTGGGGGGAAATCTAGAAAATTAATAGCAACCACAGAAGGGGTGCAAGATATTGCAACTGTTATATTTGAAGGACTTACATCTCCTGCAGAAACTCAAGAGGGTAAAAAGAGCTTTTGGTATAGAGTTTTAAGTGAGCCAGAAACCAGAGCTTACTTTTTACAGCATATCCCTGATAAAGGCCCTAATAAGGAATTATTAAATAACATTTTTGATCAGTACGATAACCTTAAACTTAATAAGGGAGTAACTAATTCTGATTTTAATGAAACTTTATATAGTGCTCTTTTACAGGCGTTTTCAAATTTACCTCAATTAGCTAGATTAGGTGGGGCGGCTATCCCTGCTTTACCGGCATTTGTAATTGGTGCGGGGGGCGCTCTAGGTATTTCTACTGCAGTAAATAATACCATTATAGATGCACAGAGTACAGCATCCTCTATTTTAGCTGATTATTTAAATGGGAATATTACAAAAGCGCAATATGAAGGGGTTTTAAAGACCTCTATTAAACCTGAATTTTTAAACCCCGAAACTGGAGAGCCTTTAACTGATAAAATACAAAAAACTATTAGTGATGCTAAAAGTGGACTTGCAATCAGTTATGGGCATACTACGGAGGAATTGGAATCTTTATACAAATATTCTGGCCCAATTTTTGAAAAAACGTTTAAGAGCATGTTAACTGGAGAGAAATTAGCAGCGCCTGAATATGGAATTGTGTATAATAAAGAGTCTTTAAAAGGCGATTTTGCAGCAGAACTATTAACAAGTATGGCTGCAATGTTAGTAACTAGAAGCAGATTTCCCGGTACACCATTAATAAACTTATTAAATGTAGGTACAAGCAGTTTAGTTATGAATATGACAGGTAACGTTCTTATTGGTAAAAGTTTAGAACAAGTCATGTCTACAGATGCAGCTAGAGACATTCTTACTGAGATTCCCACAGTACTAAGACCGGTAGTAATGCAGGCTTTAAACATTGTGCCATCCGTTGCGGCTAAATTTGCATATAGAGATTTTATGGCTCCAGTAATAGAGTCTTATGGAAACATGCTTGCAGATGCTAAATTATATGCAGTATCTAATTTCTTCAAAGATATGAGTGAAAATCTTAAAGCAGAAGATGTATTTAAATCTATACCTGAAGAATTAAAAGTTTCTCCTGTAAGCTTTACTGCATTTGAATTAAAACCAAACGTACAAGTACCTACATGGTTTTCTAAAAAGTTTACTGTAGCCGATAATTCTTTTACTTTAGAAGATATTTTACCTATGTTAAATCCTACTAAAGTAAAGTATCGAGTGGAGTTTAATACAGAAGGAGCCGGAACTTTAAAAGTGGATTTACCCACTATAGGCACTAAATTAGAGCCTGCTGGTGAAAGTCGAATTACTTTAACTGGAACCCAATATGCAGAATTGATACGTACTGTGTTTAAAAATTCTGAAGAGATATTAGATTTTACTTCTAAAATAGAAAAAATTGAATCTAATTTTAGAGACATAAAGAAAAGTGCACATGAATTAAAAAAGTTGGGATTGACTAAAGAAGAGGCAGAGAGCCTTAAATCTAATTCTGATTTAACTGTTTTACAACTTTTAGATGTAAATAAAGATTTATTAGAAGATTTACAAATTGGACACAAACTAACTCCAGAATTACGTACTAAACAAATTTTCAATATTACACATCATTTGTTAGCTAAATATTTAATGAGCAATCCCGCTATACAAGACTTTACAAATACTCCTGCTAGTTATAAATTAAGCAATTTATTAGGCATTTTGGATGGTATGGCTAATAGATGGTTAACGGATTCTAATTCTGAATTAGTAGCTAGACTTTCTTCTAGAACCGGTAATTCTGCTTTAAAAGATTTCCTCCAAACTATAATGTCTTTAACTTTAACTACATTAAGAAATAAGGAAATTAAAAAAGACTTTGGAATTACTTCTGATTTACTTAAAACATTATCTAAAATAAAAACAGAAATAAAACATAACCCTAAAGATACTTTAATACTTATGAATAAGTTTTTAAATACATTAAGAGCTGGAATACCAATTGAAGCTAGACAAAAATTAAGTATTGACCCTGCACTAGGGGAAGACTTTTTAACATATTTAGCTCTGCATTTAGGGGCTGTAGGGCCAGCGTCTATAAACTTAGCACATACTCATAAGCTATTTAAAGAAGGCAAGGCTACTACTACTATTATGACCCCTGACAGAATATCTACTATACTACAAAATATGATTGATGGTGGAGTCGCTTCTGTGTACAAATTAGCAAAACAAGCAAATTTAGGGCTAAATAGTTTCGCTAGTTTACAGACTATAAGACCATCTTATTGGATAGTCTCTAAAGCTGCATCTGCATTTAAAGCACAATCTTATGAAGATTTTGTTAAAAATCTACAAACAAATTTAAATGCTATATTTAAACTTTACGATATTGATACCGCCGTAAAAGATTTGGCAACTATAAACAATTCAGTTGGTTGTAGTAATGAATCTCAAAGAACCCTTCAAATTTTAGGAGCTACTCATAATGCTTTAAAAAACGGTAAAAAAGCAAGTTTACACGACAGGTTTACCGCCGTTTTTACTCCTATTTTGGATTCTGGTTTATTATCTACTTTAGAAGATAAAGTTAATGCATTATCTACATTTGTAAGTGAAAATGATGTTATTTATTTACGTAATTTATTAAAATCCAATGATATGAAAATTCTTTCTCGTTTAGGGTTTAATCGCAGTGAGATAGGAATGATTTTTGCTACATACGGTTTGGATTCAAAAAATTTACAAATATTTAGAAATGCAGTACATAATGCAAATAACGTTAAAAAGTCAGTATTTGGAAAATACTTTTTAGCTGAAACTTCTGAACAAATTAGGGGTTCAGAGGACAAAATTACTGTATTAGAAAGTATTTTTAGAAAAGCTACAGATAAAAATGTGGACTATGATTCTAGACTATCTGAAAAAGCGGAATTAGGAAGAAAAGAATTGATTAAAGATGCTCTTACTTTAATAGGTTTAGAAGAGACTAGTATGTATAGAGATACGGATAAACTTGCTGCTGCTGATAGTTTTACTCTTATTGAAGAATTTACTTCCGTTTTTAAACAAATTGCAGCAGATTTATTGGAGCAGGCGAATACTGGTACCCGTAATCTTTCTATGAACCTTAGAGACGCAAACGGTAAATTTGATTACACTAAATCGCCCTTTTTACAATATGCTAGTTTAAAGCAACTATTAGAATTCTTTAAAATGAAAATGGTTTTTGCGGGTTTAGCGGATAATATTAAGGCGAGCATTTTAAAAGAAATTTCTTTAGCCGATAAATCTTCTACAAATGAACATTATACAAAATTACGTAAACTTGCGGACGCTTATGGTATCGAAGAAGAAATTGTAAATAAAATTATAACTGGTAAACGTGCAGCACAACCTTATGTGGAAAGGTTTATAAATAAAATTATTGATAGTGTGGCAAGCTCTTTAATATCTGAAGAGTTTGAAAAAATAGGATTAAACCTTTCAAATGACGAGAAAGGTATAAATGGCACTATGCGTATTTTACAAAATAATTATATAACATTAGATGGCACTCGATTAATTGGGCAACTTACACTGGTAAACGGAATAGCCAAACAAATTGAATTAGGTCTGCATAAAATATTAACACAAAATATGATTAGTGAACGTGTAAAAAGTGTTTCTGAACTTAAATATTTATTAGAAAACTATAAAGATGCAGTAAATGTTTTATTAGATAATGCAGATTTACACAAATTTGGAGAAAAGCAATTAGCAGTAATGCGTCAAGGCCTTGAATGGTCGGTTAACCAACTTTCTAAAAATGTAAATGAATTATTAACTTATATAGAAAAAGACCCTAATTTCCCTACCGATTCTACTGCATTTAAAAAATATATCTCTTCCATGATTTCTGTATTTGATGTATCGAGTAAAATAGCAAACTCATTCTTTGAGAATTTAGCCGAAAATACCAAACGTAATAATTTTAACTATACTCCAGCAGATATTGAAGCTGCATTCTATTCTAGCATGCAAGCTATTAGTAAAATGTCTTTATATACAGTTAAGAAGGGTTTAACTGAAATTCAAGCAATGTTGCCAAGTCAAGGACCTATTAAAGATGCAATTAATTTTGCAAAAAGACAGTATTATACATTGTTAACTAAAGAAAGTTTTGGTAATTTCTTCAGATACACATTTGACCCATTTTTTGGGTTTTCTGAAGCTTTTAAAGAAATACAACGAGTCATTAAGTTAGACAACGAAACTATGATGTCAAATTTAAAACTTGCATGGGCTAAAATGTTCCATCCAGACAGGATAAAAAAGGCTACAGCCCAATTAATTAAATTTGTAGAATACTTAGCAGATAATTACGGTAAAAATGAAGCAGAAACTTTGTTATACAAAGCTCTATATTGGAAATTTTCTCCTAAATACATTGAAGTGGAAGATGTAGACCAGCAAGTATTAAGTGCAAAAGTAAAAGAGTACATGGGGTTATTTAAAGCGGCTAAAGATACTGGGTTACTGCCTGTTTACATTGAACAAGCTATGAAATTCTTTGCTTCTGCAGATGATTATAATATTGATTTAAAAGATAGACAAGCTTTAGATGCAAAGTGTAAAACAGCATTAGAAACTTACGCTAAAAAGAATGGATTAAGTTATGCTGCATTTGAATCTAAATTAAAAGCAAATGGACAAAGTGTTGATGACGTAGTAGATATAACAGGGTTACTGGCTAAAGATGTTGTAGGGGACATTTTGTTTGGTGCTGTTACGGATGATACTGTGTTTAATGCACTATTAAAACATGCTCCAATTTTAGCAGATATTGCATACGATATAAGAAAAATCTCTCGTCAGATTACAAATTATGCTTTAAAAGAAAACTTAGTGGGTATTGATGAAGTAGAACGAAATCCTTATGCTGGTTTAAGAAAGCTGTATCTAAGTGCAGCAGAAAATAACGCCAATTCCTTTATTAAAAATCCAATTAACGCTTTAAAAATATTAACTGATACTCGTTATTATAGTAAAGTATGGCAAAAAGATTTCTTACGCTCTATCACTTCAGACATTTTGGATACAGATTTTATTGAAAAAATAGCATACGAAAATCCTGATATAGCTTCTGTACGCTTTGAGGGGGTTCCTACCGCCTTATTAAAGCAAGCAGGCCAACAAGGTAGAATCATATTTGAGCTTAAAAATGAAACAGATTTAATTAGATTTGCTATGTTTGGAGAAGGCAGACCTAACAATGATAGAGGGTTAGTAGACCATATTATTCAAATAATAAAGCCACCTCTTAAAAAAGGAGAAAAGGCTAAAGACGCTAAAGTATCTATAGGATTTAAGTATGACCCTTCTAGCAAAATGATTACATTACAAAATGCAGTTCTATATGCATCTAGAACAGACGCAGATGATAAACTTCCTAAAGCCGGGGTTATTATTAGAAACGCTTCAAATGAAAAATCAGGAAGAGTAATTAAAGGTAAACATTCAGAATATGCTGGAGTTGAGTTTGGCGTTACTGGAGCTAAAGATTTAAAGAATTCTAAAATTATAGAACTAACTGAAGAAGAATTGCTTAATTGGATTGCAAATGCTAAGGATAATGAATACGGCAAAATAAGTACTAAAGAAGTAATTGCAAAGACTCCAATATCCAATATAGGCGGCTCCTATGGACAGGCTTCTGAAAAAGCTTTAGTAAAGGCCTTACAAGATGCTATGAAGCAAAGTACTGTAATTCAAAATGTAAAAATTCAAGTTGGTGACAGTACTGTAGTAGACCAAACTGTAAATTTAAAAGATACTACTGAAGTCTCTAAAATTTTAAATTTAGTAGCGGATACTATAAAGCAGAGTAAAGAATTAGCCGCTATTAAATTAACTTTGGGTGATGAAACTTCTCAAGTAGGTTCTTTACGTACTTTAAAAGCGCTTTTATCTCCTAAAAGACAGACTCAAGCTGTATCTATAAATTTGGGTAAAAATCAGATTATACGAAATGTTATAGAAGTAGGAACTTGGGATAATATTAAAGCAGCTTTAGAAAAGATACCAGCAGGACAATTAGACGCATCTCAAGCTTATCTACATGCTATTAAAGATAAAAAGTCTTTAAAGCCTGATGTATGGTTATTATCCAAAACTAATAATAAATACAAATTTACATTTTTATCTGTAAAAGATGATAATGCAGGATTTTGGGATTCTACAAGCACTTTATTAAAAGAAATTCCAATACTACAAGCCTTTATAGACTTATCTGCAACTAAATTAAAAACTTTGTTAGAAACCCTTAGTACAGTACCTAAAGACAAATTAGATACATATATGACAATGATTGGTTATGAAAATACCCCTGCATATACTACGTTAGTCGGTAGACTAGAGTCTGCATTTAAAAGCGCACCATTTATTGTTAAAATTGTAAGTGCTTATTTATCTAAAACTAATCCAGAGTTTGCGGATAATCCGTTTAAAACTGTAAACTTTAATGAAATGGCAAGTAAGTTTATTAAAGAGATTACTAGAAACAAGCCTGAATTATATAATGCTATTTTACAATATAGACAGCAATCTAGCAAAGGCGAAGATGTTGATTTTAAAGAAGCTTTAGTAGATGATATTACAAATGTTTTATATGAAACTATACCTTGGTTTAAAAAGTTTGAAGATTTAATTGAAAAAAATCATGATGTATTTGTAAAAGAAGTTCCAAATATGATGGAATGGATGTATGGGGAAGAGGCGGGCGGAAAAACAGACAGTGAAGCACTGTTTACTCAACGTTTAATAAATATTGCGAATGGCGTAAGTAGAGGAATGGATACTCAGGGAGACGATAGGCCCTTTTTACAAGCTCAAGAATTTAGAGCAAGGTCTATTTTAGGGGATATAAGAAAACTCGACCCTTCTTACTTAGCTTTTTCCCAAATGGCATCTAATCCTTTTACAGTTTTAAACAAAGCAATAGGTGAATTGATGACGCAAGTAAAAGCAAATAGGTTTATTGGAGAGGTTTTATCAAAATCAGGAATGATGGTGGTATTCCCCAGCAATTCAAAACAATTACAATTTTACGAAAATAACCCTGAATATAAAGTAATGAGTGTTGATGATTTAAAGAAAGCGACTCATAATGAGATTTTTGGTCAATCTTTATTGCAGTATATTAGATATATGCCTGAATTTGCAATAGAGGCTGAAAGATTTGCGTTAAGGAATCTTGAGGGGCCAGATAAAGTAGCAAAGCCTACTAAAGAAGGTCTAGAAGCATATACGAAAGCTATGGCTTACGAAAAATCATTATTTAGTAAAACAAAAGTAGCCATCCATACGAGTCTATTATCAGAACTTAAAAATTTGTATGAAGAAGTAGAAAAGAAGAATTTATTACATCGCTTTTTAAACAACCTAATGGCGGATTACCGTTATGAATACAATGGTGCGGTTTTAACGCTGAATCATATAGGTTGGATTAGAAACTTTATTGGAGCAGCTGTATTACCAATGTATGCATTAGGGCCTACTCAGGGTATTTATTATGCAATAAAAGCTATGAGGATTATGCGAGGTTATGCTGGCAATGAAGGGGCAACTGAATTAGCTAATTTTAAATTACAAAATAGAACAGTTCCTATGGCAAACGCTAGATTTAGTGCTGAACCTTTTGCTAATATGCACTCTATTAAGCAAGAAGAACTTTCAAAAATGTATAAAATAGCTAGTATGGCATTGGTTAAACCATTACAAATCGGGAATAAAATTGCGTCAAAAAGTTTGCAAACTGTTTTAAATACGAATATGACTAAAGGGGCATTACGTTCTTTAGGAGTAGATACTTCTGACCCATTTATGATGATGGCTGGATTACGTAATTTATACGGTGCAGTAGACGAAATATCTAAATTTGCAGTCTTTCTTGCAGCTAAAGAGGGTAAAATAAAAGCTCCTACAGCTACTACATGGATTAATAACAAATTTAAACAAGCCGGAAATGATGCTTTTACTGAATTTTCTAATTTATATGGGGCTAACCAGTTCAGAAAAGATATTGGGGACGGCACTCTGGGAAAAATGTCTAATGAAGATGCATTTAAATTTGCAAGACAGTTCTCGTTTACGTATGAACAGCTTCCTAAATTCTTTCAAGGATTAAGAACTTATTACAATCCCTTTATTTCATTTGTTTATAATTCTGGTAGAATTTTAGGGAATGCTATGAAAATGTATCCATTTAGAACTATTGCAACTTATGTTGCATTAAAAGCAATGAATAATATAATGCAGCATCAATATGGCATCTCTTTAAACTTTAACACAATTATTCCCGGAATGGATATGCTGGACGCTTTTTCTGCAGGAACATTCCCAGACTCTATGAACCCCACTAATCCTACTGCACCTTTATCAAAGTTAGCTTATATTGTATGGAATAATAGAGACCCTTTTACAAAACAAGAACTTCCTGAAGCAGGATTATTAGGTAGACTTGCTAGAGGGTACACAAATTCTATTTTTACAATGTCGCCTACTTTAAATTATGCACTTAGACATATAAACCATGCATTACCTTATGATGCAAGTTTTGTAGAACAATCTAAAATTGCTAGCTATCTGGAAGGATTATTACCTAAATCTTATATATACACTAAACTTGTGGAGCAGGGTTTAGAGGGTAAGCCTATAGACCGTTTTAGAACTAAAATTAATCCTTGGGTTGGAATGTTATATGCAATAGCAGGATTAAATATTGACGTAGTAGACCAAATTAAGTACCAAAGACAAGCTGAAAGTTATGCTAGAATTTTAAAAAGTGAAACCACTAAGTATCATAATTTACTGAAAACTGACCCATACAAAACTAATAAAGACGTTGTTATGGAACTACAAAAATCAGAAGCAAAGATAAAAAGAATTAAAAAACAGTTTGGAGAAGCTGTTTATAAAGCATACGGTTACATACCGTATGTAGCAAGTGATGAGTACAACCCATTAATGGATGGAAATATTATAGAAAATGTATTAAATTACACGGTAAATGAGTTACTTAACAAATTAGTGCCCGGACTATTTAGTAAGAGCTACCCTATAAAATCAGTAGGGAGAGTTTACTAATGCTGAAATATGAAAGAGAAGCAGTGCTACATAAGCGATTATCCCGTAAACTACAAATTCCTATTGATGAACTTCACTACACTAAAGGAAGGATGTATTTTTGGTCTGAAGATATAAACTATTTTATAACGGATGAATACAGGGATGAAGTGTTGGTCAGGGATTTGGACATAGAGCTTCTTAACACGATTCGGTGGTCTATATCCGATTATTCAAAAGTGTACGATTCCGTTAGAGAGTTTAGATTGGATTTATCAAAAGCAAGAGCGGAGGCTCCTATTTCATATTACGTTCCATTAGTGGTTGCAATGATGAATACTAACTTCCTACAGGAAGTACCTTTTACTGAATTAGGGGCCTCCAGCCTCAACCCCTTTTATTTAACTGGGCAAAATAAATGTTATACTAAAGCAGGGAGTTTGCCATTAGCGACATATTCAACTTATAAGGATTCACTGATAGATTTAGCAACTCGATATAATTTAAGTTATGATGAAGAAGATACTTTTAAACGGCTATACGATAATTTACATTTTTCATTAACGCTGTATCGAGCGTACTTTATCCTAGTACCGTACATTATGCGGGGGGTGAATATCAATGGACGACTTGGTATTATGGATTCTTTCGGTAGCATTAGGGGTAATCGGCATACTTTTCCTAAAAAAACCAAAGAATCCTTCTTCGGGAGGAACCTCACAACAGGTAAACGACCAGTTGGGGTCTTTGCAACAACAAGCGCAACAACAAGCGCAAACAGCGAAGGAAGAGGAGGTGAAGACGGATGAACTTCATCAGCAAATTGACCAGCAAATTGCAGAAATTGATAAAAAAGAAGAAGAAGGGCCTAAGCCTATTGATGATACTATTGCTTATGGTAATCAGCTTTGGAATGAGCGCAACGCCAAGCCACGCAAACGAAGTAGTCGTAAAGCCGACAAGTGACCCTCAATGGGTAATGGTTAGAAGAGATGCTTACGATTATTTTATGGAAACAATTAATAAACTGAAATTTGATAAGGCCATCTTGGAAGAAAAGCTGGCTATTTCTGAAGAAGGTCGTCAGAAGGAATATGACCAGTTTATTTTGGAAAGACAAGCTAAAGATGCTTTAATTAGTACGTTAATGCAAGATAAAGATATACGAGCAAAAGAGATGGCTAGACTAAATACAGTGATAGAAAAACAAACAGTACAGTTAAATTGGTTGGATACTTTACTAAAAATTTCGATAGTATTTAACGTCTATCAAGCATTTGATTAGTCATCCAGTAAAATATATGCTATAATTTAATATGAAGGAGGGATTATCTTGTCAGAACTTAATTTACTAGATTCGGGCAATTCTAGAAAAGATGCTACTTTGTCTAAAACAAGTATTGATGATATTTTTAGTAGTGTACTTAAAAGTCCGGGGTCTCGTATTACTATCAGCATTAATGCCCCTAAAGGCGGGGCACAACGTGACACTAATGGCCTTATGCAGCCTACTGAGTTAGCTGAACCACTTCCAGATGCCACTAAGGATGTTCTTAATGACCTTACAGGCGGTGGAATGAATTCTCAAGGTGGGATGGGGCTACTTCAATTAATAGCTGCAATTGCCGCTATGACTGCCGGTGGACGAGGTATGATGGGTAGAGATTTGTTAAATCCCGGAGTGGGGCAAACTCCGCCTCTTGATTTCTTGTTATCTCTAGCGCAAAGCGGGCAACAGCCCACAGGAGGAGCACAAGGTTTACTAGGCCCAATAATGGGCGCAAGCGCACCAGCACCAGCACCAGCACCAGCACCAGCACCAGCACCAGCGCCCGCTAGAGGGGGTCAACTTCCACCAGAGCTATTAGCTATGTTAATGGGAGGCGGAGCCGGTGGTGCGCCTCCGGGAGGTGCTCCTGTGCCCCCATTAGGGGGAGGCCCAACGCCCCCATTACCAGAAGGGGCAATGCCTCCTGCTATGCCAGCGGGTCTACCGCCCGGTGGTCCAGCACCAGAAATAGAAGGACAAACGCCAACTGGGCCAGACGATATTCAAGCCTTGATAGCTGCATTAGGCGGCATGAGAGGCTAAACTTATTGAGGCGATGAGGGCATGCTATATTTGACCGATAAAGAAGTTATAAATAACACGGTGCTTCAGCCTAATTTTAAGGCTAACGAATTTGCATGCCCTTGTTGCGGAAATGTCTTAATTGATGAACGTTTAGTTGAAAAACTGCAAGGAGTAAGAAATATCTTTAAAATTCCAATAGACATTCATTCAGCTTATAGATGCACAAAACATAATGAACGAGTTGGCGGGTCTAGAGGGTCTTTTCATACAAAAGGATTAGCGGTTGATTTTTCCTTTAATGGGAGTAAGAAAGTATTAGACATTTTTCCAACATTAATTGATATATTTAAACGAGTTGGGGTTTATAGCAATTTATCTTATAATGGATTTTTTCATGTAGATGATGCCTCTTCAAACTTATATTGGACCTGTTTAATGAATCCTAAACATAATTACAGATATTATTCAACCCCAGAGGCTATCTTAAATTATATCAATAACATTTCTTCATTTAATTGGAAGAAGGTAAGTGTATGAAGTTTGACCCACTTAAACCAATTAAAGATTTTGCAAAATGGATTCTTGATGATACAGACAACTATCATAATACACCACCTAGAGTACGTCGTATTATAATGTTAAGTGGTTGGGCTATTTTTCTATACTTTCCAATGTATATTGTAACTCATAACATTATACCTAACGAATTTCATGCAGCTATCTATGTAACAATGTCAGCCCCTATTGGAGTAGGCATTGGGTTTTACTTCTATAATAGAGGTAAAGAGGATATTAATAAATTACCAGTAGATAATTCTAAAATAGATATGTTAAAACAGTTACTGGAAACTGTAATTAAGTCTAAAGGAGGCGAGTAATATGATTCTAGAAGGCCCATTTTGGGCACAAGCATGGAAGGTAGTATTGGCTGTTATTCTTATCGGTGGGTTTATTTATGTAGGGCCGTATAAATCCTATTTAAAGAAAAAGGCTAAAAAAGAAGCCGAAAATAAAAAGGAGGAAAATAGTTAGATGAAGAGAGAGCTATTAAACCCAGAAGTTGGTGATTTAAATGCCAGCTAAAAGTGAAAAACAACGAAAACTGATGGGGATGGCTCTTAGCGCAAAACGGGGTAAATCTAAAAACCCTAAAGCTAAAAAGATAGCCTCCCAAATGTCAGAAAAAGAGTTGGAAGACTTTGCCACTAAAAAGAAAAGGTAAAAAAATAAGGAGGGCTTTAAGCCCTCCTTATTTATGCCTGTTCAATAAACGCTTTCTGTTTTTCTTGGTCATAGTTTATCCATAACGTAACTGGAAGCATATCCTTCAATTCATTATGGGAAACTATGAACATTTGCTTCAATCCTAATTCCGAGAAGCTATCCACCAGCATGTTCAAAACCAGTTCAGAATTAGTGGTGTCTAAAAAGCTGAAAGCTTCATCCACAATTAGAAAATCTCCACGAACTTGCTTATACTCCTTTAACAGTTTGAAGATTCCTAAGCGTAAACCAAGAGCAATAATAGTCTTACCTCCACCACTTTCCTCTTGCCATTTAATTTGTCTATCTGCGGTTATAACTTCAATCTGTTCTTGTATCTTCTTCTGCCTTGCTGACCCGCACACAGGGCATACGGTCTCATCCCTAGCAAATTTCCTGCCATCCACCAAACACATATCTTCTAAAGATGCAAGCTCCTTAAAAGGTACAATTTGGATTTTCATTCCTGCTTTTTCCAGAAACTTATTAGTGTAACTTTCCAGCTTCTCTAGCACATTCATCAAATGAACGTAGGGAATACCGTGAGGTGATACCAATTTGGTAGCTACCATTACACTTTTTTGACGTTCCCTGATACGCTCAAGACGAGATTCCATAAGTCTTTTTTCCAATGCAAATTTAGCACGCTGAACAAGAGTGGACTTTAAAGTATTGCATAGACTTGACAATCTGGCTTCTTTGGCAAACAATTCTTTTCTAAAAGCATCTGCAGTTTCATTGCTAATAAGATTATACTTCTCCTCTTCCTGTCGAATTTCTTCTTTTAATTCCCCTATATCCCTGAATTCAGGTATTTTTAGTGTCAGTAATTCCGTGTTGTATTTATTCCACTCTTTCTCTAGATCTATTACTATATCTTTTTGAGCAATTAGGGTATCCAGCTCTCTAACTGTTTCAGTTAAGTCAGAGTTAATACTACTCATAGTTTTAACCCATTCTTTTGCGGATACGTCCAAATCCTCTTTCAATGGGCAGTCTTTCCCTAAAATAGGGCACATGCCTTTAGAAGTCGTATAAGCTATTAATCTTTCCTGAAAGTATTTATGTTGAACTTCTAAAGTAATTCGACGTTCATTCAATAGGTTTATCTTAGTGTGTAGTGTACTCAGACTTGGGTACTGCTGCCTTTGCAATTCAATTTTAGCTAATTCTTCTTTATAACGTGCTTTCTTTTGAATAATCTGCATTTTAGTTGCTTCTAAACGTATATTATTCTGTAATAGCTCTTTTAGGGAGTCAATCTTATTTTTCAATAACTGTGCAGATGCCATTCGTTTCGCTTCTTCCTCAGAAGATTGTTGCAATTCATGCCGGTAATTTTTCAACGTAGTCCAAGAGGTTCGTAAAAGTTCTTTTGTTGACACCAGTTTTACTTTAGATAATTCTTCTTCCAGCATGTTTATCTTGGATTCATATAACTTAATCCGGTCACCCAACACATTTAAAATATCCTTTAGCTTGGAGTGCATTGAATCCCAATCATAATGATTTTCGGCATAGTTCAAAAGAAACTCTTTTTGGGACTTAGGCGAAGCGGATAGAAACCCGTATACGTTATCTTGGAAGGCTCCTAATGTATACAGAAATTCCATAGGCGACATCTTCAAATACTCAACAGAAACAGCATCTAGAATAGAATGTGTAGACCGAGTACCATTAAGAAACGCAGAACCGTTTTCCCTTCGCAGTATTAGAGAATTATCTAAGCACAGTTCTACTGCCATAGAATCTTCGCCATCAGATATTAAATGAGAATTCTTACCGCCAAACAACCCGTAGTACAGAGCCGTCAGGAATGAAGATTTACCAGAACGATTACTTAAATCTTCATTGTTAGAGTACTTACCTCTAATATGAATAATGCCTTCTGGTAAAGTAATTTCATGTTCCCCGTAAAATGGCATAAAGTTTTTCAGTTTTACCGAGGTAATCATACGAGGCCTACTCCTTTTAACAGCCCACGCACTCCAGTATAGGGTACAGCATGCTCTTTACAGTAGGACTTTATAATCTCTTCTAGGTTGCTACCCCTCGCTAATCTGAGAGGTTTTTCTCTTTCAAATTGCAATTCAATTATGTTGCCAGTTAAATGCTCTGGTATCTCATCGGACTCTTGCAGTTTAAGTCTTACTAGGATATTCGGATCTTTAGGTATGTCTTTAGAATCATACATCGTCAGTAATTTAACGTGGTCTAGTGGTAACTTTTCTACGATTTTGTCATCTTCTAGTATGTACACATGCCTTTGTTCTACACTCTCTCCCCAAGCAATAGGGCAAATATTGCCTAGAACCACAACGTCTGATTTGAATATATGCAATTCAATAGGAGTATGAAGATGGCCTAATAAAACTAGATTGGGTTCAAACCCTTCCGTTTTTAAGACATCTTTTTTAGAGTAAACGTAGGTATTAGTAACCGGAAGATTCTCCATCCCTAAATGTGCAATAACAACCTTGTACTTTTTCTGCATTGTGTAGCCGTTATAGAAGTGCGGTACAGCAAGTATATCAGGAGTAATCTCATGTACCGTCTTTTCTATAACCTTGATGTTCTTTATGTGCTGTAGAAAAGAAATGCTAGACATATTAAAATTAGGTGTGTTGTCATGGTTCCCCGAGATTAGTAATTGGGGAAATTTAGCAGCGAATCGGCTGAAATACCACGTTAAATAATCTGTTAGTTTAGGGTTTAGGATTGGTTTGTCCACAATATCTCCGGCCCATACTATGAAGTCCAAATTCTCATCTTTAAGTAGTTCATAAACATGCTGCATAGTCTTTTCTACATAATACCCGAAACGTAAGTTACCAATGTGGGCGTCACCGATAACTGCGTACCTACTCACTTATCCAACTCCTCTTCAGCCTTTAGAAAAGCTTCACTATCTTCATCTAATTCCGCATAAATAGCATAACGTGGCACTATCATCTGTTTCATTCGTCCACTTCCTCCGATTCTGGCTCTGCTTGCTCAATCACGCCATTAGTCTGCAAAGCAATTTCTACTTCATCCTCAATTTTCGATTTAAAACTTTCATCTGTAGTAACCAAATCCACCCATTCCTGTTTCCTCTTTGCTATTTCTCCGTATTTTAGCCAGCCCCCTCCCATTTTGAACACATCCACTGAAGTTGCCAAATCTATTAATGAGTAGGCAAAATCTAATCCGTGGGCATAACTGATACATACTGGAGTCTTTAAAAAGGGTCTGAATATCTTATTCTTGACAGTTGTGCATTCTGCGATTAGTCCTATGGTTTCTTTATTCTTGTTCTCCCAATTAGCTTTCCTAGAAATCCTCATTCGAATTGAAGCATAGAATTTCAAAGTCTTACCGCCGGGGGTATCTTCCACTGGTTTCCATCCACCAATATTCCACCTAGTCTGATTAACACAAACTAAACAAACAGGATGTTTAACTATCATGGGATTTATCTTGTTTATCCCCGGACTGATAGCTCTAGCTAAAGATGCGGCAGAATTATTATCGAACGATTTTTCATCTGCTAACAAAGAAGAAGCAGCTACACTATCCCATCCTATTAAAAGGGGTAATGTGTTTTTATTATCTTCGTATAAAGTTTTAATAACTTGATACATTGTTGTAAACATAGATACTGCATTTTTAGGTTCAGAATAGATTAGTTTAGATGTATCTATACCACATCTCTCTACTTGGGATTGGTCAAAAGCTCCTTCGGTATCAATTAGATAAGTAAAAAATCCTTGTTTTTGTGCTTGGGATATTGCAGAATAAAGTACAGTAGACTTACCGTTTGATTCAGGGCCAAATATCTCTACGATACGAGAGGTTGGAAACCCACCACGAATACTTCCAGATAGAATATAATTTAAAGCGGCATTGCCTGTATTGAAAAAGTGTTTTGGTTTAATTATGTCTCCAAATAAATTTACATTTTCAAACTTTTTAAGCTCTTTTTGTAAATCCAACATCTTTCCTCCTAACTAATGGTTGATACTAACAGGATTATTCCGTTAGGGTATAAAACGTAAAGTAGTGCCGGAATAGCACTATGGATATGGAACCAATTAGTTTCTACCGTAGACGCTATAAATTTAAAATTTAAAAAAGGTGCATCCCAATACAAGCCAAAACGATGCTGTTCAAAAACCAATTTATGAATAACAGGCCAACTTGCTCTTAGAGGATCTTGCAATTTAGTTAATACAAGTGCTTTTCTATTGTCATGCTTATAAAAAGCAGTGCTTTCCCAGATAAATTTTAAAAACTCATTTTTAGGGGTTTCGTTCAAATCTCTGAAAAGCCTATAATAACGTCTTTTCGTTCCTATTAGCTCCCCTAAATTTATAGGTAATTTTTTATCAAGTGCATCTGAAAGAATAGTAAACCAACTGCAATAAATTGCCTCATCATCGTAGTAAAATGGTAAAGTGGCTAATAATGCTAAATTTCTAAGGATATGGATATACTGTTTAATCCAAGCATTCATTTTGCATTTGTAAATAATTATATTGGAAAATTTGTCATAAGGTAGTATTTCATATTCCCAATTAGGAGAACGTAATCTAGTACCTTCAATCATAGCTTTAATTAGATTAGTTGAAGTATCAACTTTTAAAACCCAGTTACTAGGCAGGGTATTGAGTTCGGTAGGAAGCTCTTCTAATGGGTTTAAGTACAAACGTCTGAACCAATCCACAAAATATCGAATTCCTTCAATGTCTTCCATATATTCTTTACAGGTTTCTGTAATTGTTTTATAATTTTTAGGGAATATAGGCGCACGAATATTAACCATACCTATATTAGGCACAGCTAAAGAAGATTCAATATTCGATAAAAAGACTGAAGGTTGGGGTTTCGTGTAAAAAGGCTTAATAGGAATAACCGAGAATAAAACGTTACTGTTAGGTGCCAAATTCGCCCCTACTTTACATAATGGTGGGATTGCCATTAAAGAGTAAGGTGGAGCTTCATGTGCCTCAATATACAGACTGTAATATTCAGGGGTTATTCCAGTTCCAGATATTCCAAGAGTTATGGGGGTAGGTGTAAATATATCTGCATAGGGGATACCTACTACGGCATCCCCTATACAGTCTTTTACTTTTTTCCAACCTTCAGAAGTTAATAGTTTAACTTCCTCCGGTAGTAACATTATTCCTGACTCAGCATTTTACCGATGGAAACAGCAGTTTCAACTGCATCAGTATCTACTTCATCTTCATTCCCATCTGAACCCTTTATACTTCCAGATTCAATCATAGAATAAACTTCTTCAAATACTTGCTTTTGCTGTTCTTCCGTTGGAATTTCCAACACGTCTAGAATTGGTGAGCAATTCATGACTTGTTCTTTCCAAGGGTCTACTGAAACAGGCATAGCGCTCATGCTTGGCATTACCGTGTAAATGTATTGATACTGCCCGTCGCCTTTACGACGATTAACATTGAGTGAACGACCTAATTCGTAATCATAAATCTCCACAAAGTCATCTTGCATGGTCATTAGATCCAGAATCTGAGTCATCAGAGTTTTCGACATCGACACAACTAATGGCGTACTTTTCCAATCCTCATCCTTCGGACCTTTGACGAATGCCCATTGTAGAAAATTACGAGTAGGGCGTAGTGTTTTTGCAATTTCTACTTGCTCCGCTTTTTGACTCTTGTAAAGGGAACTAGTCAAAGAACATAGTGGGCAAGGTCTAGCTCCTGCCAACTTGGTTCTTTGCGTACACAGGAGTGGCTTTCGTTGCCCGTCTGAACCTGTGTACCAGTGCACGTTCTGTTCATAGAAAGGATATGGCTGAGATTCTTTAGGTGACACGAAAAGCCGAATACGAGTCTGACCGTCACCTATCCTGAAAAACTTAGCGTCTCTTTGCATTGACTCCTGAAACTGTCGAATGGTGTCTTTTGTAAAGCCCTTAAATTCCATTAAAACGTTCCCCCTTGAAGTTTTTGTCTAAGGCTGTCGATTCCTTCGCTCATTTGGTTGGTAGGTAAAGTTGTTTGTCTAACTATCCCACTGTAAGCCTCTTCTCGCTGATTAGCTGAAAGGGTAATCAACATGTCCTTTCGCATTTGAATAGCCTGCATAACCAGTTTGTACTCCATTTCCTTTTCTGCTGCTTTTAAATAAGCTTCTTGTGCTGCCATATACGCTGGAGATTGCAAAGTTAGTGCTTCCAATCTAGCTTCTGTAATCTTGCCCAATGAAGAATCTTCTGACATTTTACGTCTGATGCTCTCTTGCATTACAGCATAAGACTTTTTCACCTCCCAAGCTGCTTCTTGCGCCTCTTTAACTGCTTGCAAATACGCATAAGCGTACTTGACAAAGATTACAGACTGGTCTAACAGTGCTTGGTTAATATCTGCAATGTAGAGTTCACTTTTCAAATCCTCCCACAGTTTAGCATCCATTATTCTGTTACCTCCTCATGATTAAGTCTTTATGGGGCAAATGATAAGAAAAAAGGATTTAGAGTACGTCGTTTGCCCCATTGTTCTTATATTATACCATACCTTCGGGGGACTTGTCAAGCGTGTTTTTGGTAAATTTCAGAACCAGCTTTACTCCATAAGTAAAAGTCTGATTTAAAGGGTCAGCTGTAGATTCGTCAATAGCCTGCTTTTTTATACATTGGGTATTAATATTAAGGTCGTAATCCTCTGGAGAAATACCTAAATAGTCAATAACGGTTGGAAGGTCACCATATAAAGCTTCCAGCATTTGCAGTTTAATATCCTCTAAATCTAAGACCAGTCTTTCGGAAAAGCGGTCATAAATCCCCATTGCCGCAATTATTACTCCATCTTCCTTTTTAACAGAGTATAAAAGGCAAGATGTTTTAAGCGGTGGTAAACTTGTTTCTGGTAACACTAGTAATCCATACTTTGCGTACTCGTTAATCATTATTTTTCCTCCTTTACAATAGTCCATACTCCGTCTTTCTTCACACAAGCGTCCATAGTACCCCATCTAGTGCCTACGCTTATATCCAACTTCATAGGTACTTTAAGGAAAGTAAAACGGCGATTAAGAGCATCCAATGAGGCGTCCATTAATTCAATAAACTCCGTAATGTAACTATCATGAATGATAAATACTCCAGAGTCGTGTACACTAGCCACGAAAGCCCCCTTCTCTTTATTCATGTTCTTTGTGATTCTTATAAGAAGCCACAATGCCAAATCACTTGCAGTAGCTTGTACAGGAGAGTTTTGTGCTTGGCGTCTTGCTTCAGATTGAATCTCGTTAGAGTTCACCCAAATAGTAGGCAAATGGCGTTTACGTCCTAAAGGAGTAGACACGTACCCCTTGACATGAACACTGCGATGGATATTATCAATCCACTGTTTTACTTTTGGAAATTGTGTCATAAATCGAGTCAATTTGTCTTGTGCATCTTCTTTTGTAGATTTGATTTGGTCTGCAAGTTTATTAGGCCCAATTCCATAAACGATACCAAATGTACAAGCTTTTGCAGCTTGCCGTTCACTTGCAGAAATTTCTTCAGCTTCTTTATTGAACATGCTAGCTGCGACTGCTCGGTGAATATCAGTTCCACTAATAATAGCATTAATCAAGTTCTCATCTTTGCTAAAACTTGCCATAACCCTAACTTCAGCCTGTGCAAAGTCAAATTGTACAATTTTATAACCCTCTGGAGCATAAAAGAAGTTCTTAACTCTTTTATCTCTAGGGATTTGCTGAATATTTATTTTTTGGCAAGAAGTACGTCCGGTAACCGTTCCAGTTAAAGAGAATAATGGGTGAATTTTACCATCTGGATAAACATAATCCATTAACCCTGTAATAAAAGTGTTCAAAATAGTGTTGATTTCCTTAACACGCTTTATTTTTCTAAACACTTCATGGTCTATAGTTTCCAACACGGAGGCGTCAGTAGAAATATTGTTAGTTTTAGTCTTCTTTTTTGGGGAATAATTGCAAGCTACCATTAAAGCAATTAGATGCCGTGAAGAAGCCACGTTAAATTCTACTTTATCTACTTCTTTAATGTTTAAAGTAATTTCCGAAATTCTAACAATTTTGCCTTCTTTATACAAAGCTTCTTTATCAATAATTCCAGCAGAAGCTAAAGCTATTAACTTTTTAGCGGTTGTAACCTCTTCTGCAGAATTAATTTCTACTTCTAAATCAGCTTTTTCATTTTCTAATTCAGACTTTAATCTGCCCAAGTAGGTTAAATCTACTGGAAAACCATTGGTAGTCGCTTCGATATACATATTCTGCGCTTGTAATAAGAATTTGTAAAGCTCCTTTTCTGCGGTATCTAAGCGTTTATCATATTCATAATAAAGGTGCCATGTAGCTGCAGCATCTAAACAGTTATACTCTCCCAATTCATTCAATGGTACAACGCCAAAATTAGAGGTTAAAGATTCGCTTACAGCATCTTTTACATTTTCAGCATAGTTGTACCAACCTAAGTGTTTAGCTGCCAATACTTTTAACCCATGATTTGTATTTTCATCAAACAGGAAAGACATTAGTAGAGTATCGTCTTGAACGCAGTTCATTTTAAAATGAAGAAGCTGTTGGGTCGCCAATACGTCAAAAGAACGATTGTGCATAACTAACCTATCTTTGAATGCTTTTAGAAGAGTGAGAGCATATTCTGGATGAGCGTTATCATCATACCCCACATTTACCCAATATGCAATCCTATCGGTAGAAAAGGCAACTGTCAACGGTTTACACTCTACGCTAAACAACTTCAAGCCAATTTCCTTATCATTGGATTCTCCGCCGGTTTCTACGTCATACCCTATTTTCTCTGCATCTTGAAAGTCAATTAAAGCTTCTTTTAATGTAGTTTCATCTACTATCTGTCTAATTTCAGGTTTAGACACACCAAAAGTAGGGTTTAGAACGAACTCTAAAGCCCTAAAAGTATACATAATATCGTCAATAGCAGTAGGGGTAATAGATGCATAATCCATATCAAAAGTTGGAATAATTGTAAATTCTTTAGAGCCAATAGTATGTTTAATGGGAGTGTTCACTACTTTGGTTAATGCAACATTGCCTAACAAAGCCTTAGTTGGGGCGGCTCCTGCTGTGATAATAATATCAACAGTATTAGCCAGTAATTCTAGCTTTCCTTTCAACTCAAAAGCATAGGGTCTTAATTGTGCTGCAGTTTTAATATTTGATACAGCACTATCTGATAATGACAGATAAATAAAGTCCTCTGTGTTTTTACCAGCAGATTTTATCATCCTATTAAAAATGCCTTCATTTGGAGTAAGTGTTACGATAGCATATTTCATTCATATCCTCCTCAAATTAAGCGGGTTCTATTACACCACGCCGTCTTGGTTCTCGTTGCCTTGGTTGTGGGTTTCCAGTTAAAATAGCTGTGTTCTGCTGGCCTAGCATCACTGCACGGTCTTCTGATTGAAACTGGTGTTGAACTTGTATTCTCATTAAATTTCTATCAAAACTAATCATATAAGGTGGAGGAGTAGCCCCGTTTCTAACTTTCACAAAAGAAAGAATACCGCGGGTAGTGGATTCTGAACTTTCTACCGGCTTCCATCCTATAAACACATCAGCTTTGTTTACCTTTTCGATTGAACCAGCAATATCGCCTTGCTGAATTTCTTCTTGTACATTAGTTCTAATTGAATCATTATTTTTCAACTGAGAAGCTGTAAATATAGCTACATCAAATATACGACCCAAATCAACTAGCTCCTGATAAACAGTTGCAATTCTTTGCCACTCTGGGGCGTTATTAGAAATTTTGGCTGTAGTCAAAAGGTCTGCATAATCCAAAAACAGTGCTTTAATGTGTAAATTTTCTACGTATCTTAAATAATCTAGCATCCCCCCTATCTGCGATACAGTAACCGTTTTAGATGGAAAGTACTTAATACGAACCGGCATGTGGGCTTTTATTCTTTGACGTACTGATACAAAACGCTCTCCAGACAAATTAGAAGTCAATTCATTTTGTGGAATCCTACCCATTCTAGCAGTTAGTAGTTGTGCTACTCTCGCTTCTGGAAGCTCCAATGTAAGATATAGAGAAGGCACAATTCGTGCAACAGACCCGCAAATATAAGAAAGCAATGTGCTTTTGCCAGACGCAGAAGGCCCCGAGACTACAAAAATTTCACCTAAACCCACGCCTCCTTTTAAATTCCTATCTAACACTTCTAAACCTGTAGGCAGTCCAAAAATATTATCTTCATAGTTATAAATAGCATCAGGTAATAAATCGTCCAAACTAGATACACTGCAATTGATAGTTGGGAGATTCATCAAACCTTCTCTTAAAACGTGCTCTGTATAAAGAGGGTCTGTATCTAATGAAGACATAGCTGAATTAACTACAAGTTTTAAACGTCGTGCTTTAACAAAATTTAAAGCTTTATCAACAAGTAATGCTACTGACTCATAATCAGAAAATGCATAAAGCCCAATAGCCACTCTCAAGGCGTCTCCTGATACTGCCTCTAAGACTTCCGATTTAGAAGGTAAAGAATGATAAGTAGCCCAATAAGATTGTATTACTGACCATATTTCTGAAAACTCTTTAACAGTCCAATCAGACGCCTCTATTACATTAAGTAAAACAGTAGTCGAGGGATGCCCTTTTAATGCATGGGCTAATAAAACCTCTTGCCCTTGTCTAGTTAACAAACTGCACACCCCTAACCAATATTATATCGTTCTTTAATAATGTTAGCCATCCTTTTCAATCGATTCATCCAGCCATTAAAAGCCCAATCATTTCTAGGGGAGTGGATTTCTTGCGTGTAAATTTTACGTTTGATTAAATACATCTTGATTATCTTCTTCTGCCCATACATGGATAAAGCAGCTTTAAACGCTTCCATTGTTTGGGGGCCGAATCCACCATCAATCTTTACTGGAAATCCCATTGAAGTTAGGGTACGCTGTAGAATTTTAATGGCACCACCGTTTCCATGTAAAACAGCCGTATCAAAATGTAAAAGATTTAATGGTTCTGGCATTAAATTAGCTTTACATGTAATCCAATAACGGTAGTCGTATATCTTTAAAGCGTCTTCTGTAGTAATGTCTTTTACTTCTTTTGGAGCAATTACTTTATCTTTTATAGCCTTATTTAACGTATATTCTGTTATCCCAAACTTAGTTTTACCGCCGGAGTCTCTAGGGTCATCGTTAAACCCGCCTTCGTTATTCAGAACAATCTGAAGAATATGTCTTGGAAGTATCTTCGCCCACCCCTTTCCTTTAGGCTTAGCATGATTAGTAGCTGTGGGGGTAAGTAGCACAAAACTGAATGCCAGAACTAAAGCAATTTTGCGCTTCACCCCCCTACCCCCTTTCAACAAATTAGCTACAATTAGACCATAAGCAAGACTTACAATGGAAGCATCCGTTATCAGTAGCTAATGGTTCCCCGCAATTAGGGCATAAATTGCTATTAATCTTTTCTTGCTTATCTTGGTCAATGTCAATATTTTTGAACGCTTTAACTGCGTAATCCATAGCAATAGCGATAGCATCAGGTACGCTGTAGACATACTCATTATTAAACAGCGATACCTCGTTTCCTCTAATACCTCGTAGGGTTTTAACAATTGAACTATAATCAACCCCATTCTTTAACGCTAGAGAAATCACTCTGCCAATACCTTCCGTATAGGCATACACTTCCTGTCCGCTACGTCCTAGATTGGCGAATACTTCAATGGGCCTACCATCGAAGAAGCTTACTAGGACGTACATGTTTCCTGACGGAGTTTCTATCTTAACTCTGCGTGATTCCAGTAGGTAGGGGAGTTTGACTTTTTTTGGTGCAACTGGAGCCGAATTCGTAGTTTCTGTTGAAGTAGAAAGTACTTGACCTTTTTTGCATCCATCCCTGAATACTGTAATGCCTTTACAGTTATTTTCCCATGCATCAAGATATAAATTACTAATATCTTCTTTTGTAGCTGAATGTGGCAAGTTTATAGTCTTAGAAACAGATGCGCCTACTCCTGTTTGAAATGCTGCCAGCATATTTAAATGCTCTTCTGGAGTAATTTCATGCGCAGTAACAAGATACTCTCTTGCTTTAGTTGGCACCCAATTTAATCCGCTTACCATACCATTGTTTTTTACAACATCTTCTACCATTTCGTCAGTAACTTCAATCCCATAATTCTTGAAAAGATGATTCACTAATAACGGGCTAAGTATATTATACCACGAATCGCCGGACTTGTCAAGCCTTGCCATTCTTTTATAAGCGAAAGCAAACACCGGTTCTATACCACTGCACTCCGCATTGCATAAGAAAGAAGTAGACCCTGCAGGAGCAATGGTGGTTGTAGTAATATTTCGTCTTGGCAGTTTGAATACGGGGTCACCTTCCAACCGCTCATCCAAAGTGGATTGCTCAAACATTGGAAATGCACCCTTCTCTTTTGCTAGAAGCCTTGACTCTTCTAATGAAGCATAATTAATTAACTGCGTAACTTCTTTTGCCTTAATTATTGCTTTAACAGACCCATAACGAATCTTATTATGAATCAGATAGTCCCCAAAGCCCGTGATGCTTACTCCAATTCGACGATACTTTTTAGCAGCTTCTTCAATTTCAGGGAACGGGTACCATGCGATGTCAATTACATTGTCCAAAATACGAGTCATTACTTTAGCCCACCAGACTAGTAGATGTTCGAAAACTTTATCGACTGATTCTAATCTCGGAAATTGCTTTTCTTCAAAAGCAATAACTGCATCTTCATAAATCTTACCAATATTTAACGTACCGATTAGGCAAGATTCGGAAGGGAAAAGCGGGAACTCTGAACACGCATTAACCGCAGTATATTGCATTCCTTTAATTCCGCTAGTGTTTCTATTGATGGTGTCAATGAATACCAATCCGGGGTCTCCCCGCATCCACGCATTATCCACAATTAAGTCCCATAATGGGGTTACTGAAGGGTCTTTCTTCTTTACTTTCTTCATAAACTCATCAGTCATCATTACGGAAATGTTAGTGTTTTGCAGGGTTTTGTCATCCCGCTTACAGGCTACAAAGCGCTTAATGTCTGGGTGGTCTACTCTCAAAGTAGCCATAATAGCAGCACGTCTGCGTCCTCCCGACTTTATCACTTCAGCTAAGTGGTCCACTAAAGTCATAAAACTACATGGTCCGCTAGATGTACCGCCGCTTCCTACTTTTGCACCTTCCGGTCTTAACTGTGAGTAGTCTACCCCGATGCCCGCACCCAGCTTAAAAATAGAAGCAGCAACTGTTTGCAGTCTCATTATACTCTCAATTGAGTCATCCACTCCATACACAAAACATGCCGAAGATAACTGCTGACCCCTTCCGGCGTTCATTAGTAATGGGGAATTAAAGATAATCGCACCAGAGGTTAGCCCTTTTAAAATGGTGGGCTTTAATTTTTGCAGTGTGGGTTCATTTGTACACACAAATTCAGATACTCTAATCCAAAATTCTGCTTCAGTTTCACCCTCTTTTAAGTATCTAGTCTTTAATAGGTCTTCTCTCAAACTCATCCAAGCATCCATCCTTCCACAGGTATACCCTCTTGAGCATACGTTTTCATTCTAAAGGAAAACTGCTCATCAAAAAACGCAAACGGTAAATCGTTAAAATCATAAATCACACAACGCTCTTTACCCTCGCTCACTCTCATTGCACGACCTATTTTTTGTAGCAAACGAATTACAGATTTAAACGGTTCTGCTAATACAACTACAGCTAATTTTGGAAAGTCAACACCTTCTGAATAAATGTTGGTTGCTACAAGGCACTTTATACCACCAGATTTAAACTGTTTATAGATATATTCTCTTTCAGCAGAGTCGGTGCCTCCATGCACAACTACAGCTCCAACTTCAGCTCCAATGCGTTCAGCGTATTCCACAGAAGTCGTCAAATACAAAATCTGCTCATCTGGATGTTTTGCTTTTATTTCTTTTAAAGCTTCCATCCTTTCCGGCATAGCTAACAACTCGGTTAGTGCTGCACGATAAGCCTCTTGTGGACTTGCGTAAGACTCCAAGTAATCCTGCACAAGAGTGTGGTGAGAGGTGTTAAGTTTAATGATTACTACTTTAGCAGGAACCAAATAACCCTTCTCTACTAGCTCTTCTCTCGTTACTCTGTCGATGACTGGACCAAAGCTGGCAATTAAAGTAATATCTGTAGCTGTCGGAGTGGTGGATCTAATCGGTGTGCCTGTAAAAGCGTACCTGTAAAATGCAGGAATAGCGTTTATTATCTTTGTGTAAGTTTTAGCATTCGCGTTGATATGGTGGGCTTCATCCACTATTAACATTTTGTAATGATTAGCAATGGTTTTAAAAGAGGTACTATCACTTTCCTTCAAAGAATTAAGCGTTTGCAGCATCCCCACAGTAACTAGTTTTGTCGGGGAAACTACTCCACCACCAATTAAACCGATGGTCTCTAACCCTAAGCTATCCAGACATCTTTGAGCCGTCTGCTTCATAATTTCAGTATTATTGACTAGAATAAGGGTAGGAACTCCTAATTCCGCAATTAAATTCATAAATAATTCGGTTTTTCCGGCACCGGTTACATGCCATAAAATACCTCGCTGTGCTTCAATTGCCTTGATTAACGCCTCTTCTTGGTAATCCCGCATAGACCCTAAGTACTCTAATTCAAACTCTTTTTTAGGCTGTATTCTTGTATCCTTGAATATAGGTTCAATGTTATTGCGTTTAAATAGTTTAACTACATCCATAAGTAGTCCGGTTGGAAATGTCAGGTAAGGGTAACTGTACTTTGCAAAACGAATTTTTCCGTCCCATCGTTTTTCTTTAAACGCTTTAGTGTGTCGATAATTATCGGCAGGATAAGAGAGGCGTTCAACTAAGAACGCCCCCATCACCCTGTTATGGATAATAGCAACACTTTTAATGTTGTCTACGTTAATTGTCACAAGGCTTTTTTTCACAAATGTCGCCTTCTTTAATTATCTACCGGTTCAGAAGGAGCTTCAGCTTCCCCTACTTCAGGTAGAGCCTCCTCTTTTACAGCTTCTTGCTCCATTTTCTGTTTCATAGCAGCTTGATAAATAGTGCTAAACAATGTATTAGAAGCTACTGTTAATTGAATACGTGTAATTGCACGTAGAAAATTAATAATAAATTCTTTTATCATTGACTTTTTTAGATAACGTTCTGGAGAGTCGGCAATGTACCCTAGGCCTTCTCTAGTAGCAATATCTGTAAAAATATCTCTACAAAATTCATCTGAAAAATGAGTAATTAACTCATCTGCTTCTTCTGCTACAATTGCCTCTACTAGAGGGGTAAATTCATCAATTGTATTAGTCGTGTTCATGCCTTCAATTAAACGAGGTACAATATTAGTCTGTACTCTCCCCCAAATAAGGTTAGCATACATACGTAAATTTTTAGAATCATCGTCAGTAAGCTGTTCTACCTCTTCTGTTTGTAAAGCTTTCATTACCTCTTCTGGTTTAACTTCTTCTGGATTAACAAAATCCATAACCTGTCCCATCATACCCTCTCCTTAATAACCTTGTATTTGTCCTTCAGCACTAAGATATTTACAGTGTTTAGTGTAAATAGCATAAGTGGCATCTTTGTTAATTGCCCTAAAATAAGCAACAATATATGGAAATAATGAAATTAATGCAATATCCGCATAAGCATAATTAGGGGCCATGCTAAATCTAGTTTTACAAATACTATCAAATAAAATTAAAAGCGGTCCATCTTGTGTACTTTTTAATTGTAAAATATCTTCTTTATTAGCCCCACAATTCATTAAAAACTCTTCAACTAATGTTTCAAGTTTAATACTAGAACCTATGGAATTTGACATTACATCACATCCTTACGATTAAAATAAGCATCTTGAATAATTTGTGGGGACACTTCATTAGGGTCGCCGTTTGGAAGAGTTGCTATGGATAGTTTATAATCCCCACTTAAAGCAATAACGGCTGAAGAGATAGCTTTAGCAATATCCGGATCTTTATCAGGAGAATCGAACATCAGTACAACTTCTTTTAAATTTAAAGATTTCAACAAATCTGCTTTATGAGAACTGATGTGTTTTCCAAAATTACCAACAACTCCTACAAAAGGCAAAGCTTTTGAAGCTGATATACTGTCAAATACGCCTTCTGTAATAATTAAAGTATCCTTACCGGCTGCTAAATCCCAATTATAAAACACTTTTTGAGATGGAAATCCAGGGGTGAACTTGTACTTGGGAATTACATTGTACAACATTCGGTCTACTTTACCCACTAAAGTGTAATTGAAATAAATTGGAATAACAATTCTATCTGTAAATGCACCAAACGTTTTAAATTTCCATTTTTGAATTAAAGCTATATCCAAAGCATTTCGTCTAACCAAGTAGGCTACTGCCAGTTTAGACTTATAGATTGGAACCTCTAATTCATCAAATTCCGTGTAGGGCTTAATTACAGTAGACGATTCTACAGATAAATTCTTTGGAATTGAATCCATACCAAACTCAGTTAGATTCAATTTATGAAGTAATTGAACAGTATTGCCTTTCCATAAGCAACGAAAGCAATGCGCAAATGTTAAGTCCGGGCTAATTTGTAAAACTCGTTTGTTATCTCGATTACAGAATGGACAAGCCGCTTCCCACCATCCTGTATCCTTTTGTCGCAAATAAGGTATACGCAAAAAGTCAGGAGAAAGGGTTGAACCAAGTAAATTTACCACCCCTACCTCCCCCTTAGTCTTTTAAACGATTTCCGCCAAACATTAATTCTACATCTTCAATGGATTTATTAATTTCGGGAGTACCGTGTAAAATAGGGTATAGCCAACTAAATCCACGATAGAATTTTTCATATTTGCTAAATAAACTGACCGCTTGGTAATATCGAGCTATCATGTCTCCTCTAGATTTGTAACCAGTAAACAACTTAACCATTGGAGTTCCTTTTTTCGTTCTTTCAATTTTAAATCGAGTAGGGATGATAAAACTGTTAATATATCTCATTATGTCATACACGCAATCTAAATCGTGAATGAGATATCCTGCGGTTATAAATGCTTTGCGTTGAGTCAGATTGTCAAATGCCATATTCATTCTTGCCGGAGTAAGCAGTCGCTCTGGTGGTATACGTCCTAAATAATGCTCTTTATCTGTGTACACGCACAAACTTAAAAAATTGTACCCTTCGGAAAAGTAAAATGGAAACATCAGGTAAGGCACAACGGATGTAGCATAAACCCACAGATTACCTTGCTCTTCCCGACACAGGATAGACGAGAAACTTAAACTACCCTGAATTGAATCCTGATAGATAGGCATTATATTTCATCTGAAAAAATTGGAAACATCACAATGATTGGTTTTTGCTTTAATACATCTGGAAAGTCGATGTGTGCCCTTGCATTTTCACAATCTGGAAAATCTAAAGAATTCACAACCATGAGTTCCAATTCATGCAAATCACCAATCGTCATAGTATTTTTCAGCATCATTTTAGGGATGTACACTATTTTTGTTTCTAAAGGTACACCCTCCTCATTAGGGTCTGATTTAAACAGATTAACGGATATGGGCAAATACTCCAGCGCATCGAACCTTACAATCTCTCCAATCGGCATCTTAACATCCTCCTAGAATTATTTTGGCAGTACAACATAGAGGGTTAGCGTAGCAGGGGGGTCTACACCTAACCTCTATCTAATCCAATGGTAAGTATATTATACCATACATTCCATAAGCTTGTCAAGCCTTTTTTATAAGTTTATAGAAAGACAGAAAATCTACTTTTTCATCGTCATCTAAAATAAAATCAGATACGAATGTGGATAAAACGTTATCTGAAAACACGCTCATGCAAATATACGGAAAAAACAATCGAATTAATGCAAAATCTGAAAGACCAAAAGTATTGAATTCTTCAACCTCTTCTCTAACAGACATACCAGGAGCTCCAAATCCTCCACTTTTAAATATTCTAGTCAAATGTTTAGTTAACTCTTTCCATGCTTTAGCCTTAAAATTTTTTCTAGCAAGCCATTTCAAAAAGCAAATTGGAATTTCCAACTTGGGGTAATCTTCCGGCTCCATGTAAACGCATTGGTCTTTAAGTCCATCAAACTCAATAGTAAAATCATGCATAACTTTCCCCTCCTTAACTGGGTTCATACTCATTATACCATACCAGTTTATACATGTCAAGACCCAGTTTTCACTCCTTTTGAAAGCTTTAGCATATTATATTTAAATCTCAAAAAACGGTATAGATTTTATATTTTTATGTATTGTTTTTTATATTAAATATATAGTTTTTTATTATATATAATATGCGGATTTTAACAAGTTTTTGAAAAAGTCTTGACAAGTCCCCCGAAGGTATGGTATACTATACGTACATGGTGAGGAGGGGGGAGCTTTTAAGTGAGTATACCATTTATTCCGTGTATTCAGGATTTATCGGCGTCATTTTCTTATTTGGGAAATTGTCTTAGCATTAACGGGGTTTTAGGGGCTACTCCAGAGTTTAAAACGGATTTGCAGGAAGTTTTGAAAGTTGCAATGGATGAGATGTACAAGTTAAATTTAATCACAGGTTCAGATAAGAAATCTCTTGGAAATGCTTTTGATTTTAATGCGTGCATTCCAAAGTTACTGGCTCATTTATGGAACACGCATCATTTCTCTAAATTGAGTCGAGCATCATACGAAGCCATTCTGAATTTGTATATTTATAGATTTTGGCTTAAAGAGCGAATGCTCAGACGTGAATTCAAAAACAAACAGACAAAAGATGTTTTTATAGACCTTCTAAAACGCATAACTCATTCTATTATCTTATCCAAACGGTGGATGGCTCTGTATTACCCAAAACGACTACTAGATTTCACACAAACCCATTCGGTAATAAAACTGGAATTAAAGGACAGGCATGCTTACAAATTAGATTTTTCTGATTTGAATGTGTATACATGGCTATACAACGAGCACATGAGATTGCCGGATTATGTAGCTCTGTATCTTGACAACCGAGATATGCACATTGGATGCAGTTTGCTTTATCACCCATTCGTGTTGGAGGGTGATGGGAATTTACCCGCACTTGTTAAGACCAATTTTCCATTTAGCTATATCAATTATGCCCCATTTAGAGCTGGAGTGAGTATCCATTTAGGGGTGTAGTACAGTGAAGCGGTTTCTTGCGAAGGTGCGGATGCTTCGGAAGGAGCACAGTGATTTCAGGAGCAGTGCCGAAACGTGCCACTTCTGCGGCCTACACGTCAAAGAAGATATAGGGAGGGGGCGATGCGGAATGAAATACCGCCTACTGGCGATCTCGGCATGGATTCGCGGGTTGTTCTACCAGCATCCGCGTTTTCCCAAAACGCCCACGGGTTATTCATCGGTGTATAGTGGGCTGACGGACAGCGAATCCCGGTTGATGTATGAACGGCATGGCTGGATACCCTACTGTTTTGAGTGGACAAAGGGCGGGATGGTTGCCAGAATGTGGATTTGTAGGGGAGGGGGTCGTGCGGATGTTTTAGAACTTGGTGGACAACCGGGGCAAGCTTCCGCTGGACGCCATGACGAAGGCGCGGGTTTGGCAGGATGATCGGCTTTTGGAGCATCAATAAGCACTACAAGAGAGGGATGTGAAGATGGGAAGCAAGATTGAGAAAATCGTGGAGATCGGCGGCAGCATGCACAGGATTACGAGGGATGGAGAAGGATCCCCGGGTGGCCTAGTCGCCCCTAATGCAACGAAAGGTGGGGTAGGGGCAGTGTTCTACAAGGTTCTCAACTCGGAAGGCTATTCCTGCATCGGCGGCTCCCTCAAGTGGAGTTTGCCGACGAAAAACGATGACGGCTCGTGGACTCCCGGCGAATGGATGCCAGAGATTGCGGGTCCGCTGGTGGAGTGCAAGAACGGCTACCACCTAGCTACGATTGAGCAGTTGCCGCAGTGGCTGAACGAGAGAATTTTTATCGCCGAGGTGGACGGGGAAATCGTCGAATCCTCCGACGGAGAGAAATGGGTGGCCCGCAAGGTGAGGTTGTTGTCTGAAACCTCATGGGACGAGAGGAAAGCGCGGCTGTTCGCCTGTGACTGTGCGGAACATGTGCTCCCCATCTACGAGCAGGATTACCCGGATGACAACCGTCCACGGCATGCCATCGAGGTAGCCCGTAGGTACGCTAACGATGAAGCCACGGTGCAGGAGTTGACCGCCGCTTGGGGCGCCGCTTGGGACGCCGTTAGGGACGCCGCCAGGGACGCCGCTTGTGACGCCGCTTGGGCCGCCGCTCGGGCCGCCGCTTGTGCAGCCGCTTGGGCTGCCGCTTGTGCAGCCGCTTGGGACGCCGCTAGGGACGCCGCTTGTCGCGCCGCTCAGGACGCCACTGGGGCCGCTGCTCAGGACGCCACTGGGGCCGCTAGGTACGCCGCTTGGGCCGCCGAGCGGAAATGGCAGGCGGCCAAGCTGGCCGAATATTTGGGAATGATCCGGCATCAGTCGGAACACTCGAATTTAACGTAGACAGGCTACGCTTGGCGGGATTAGTAAAAGGGAGGAATGTGGAATGGAGGA